CAGGACAACCATATGTAGTTGGTGAAAGAGGTCAAGAGTTATTTGTTCCTAACCAGCCAGGCCAGATAGTTAACGCACAAAGAACCGCAGAAATGATGAAAGGTGGTAGTGGTGGTAATGGTGGTGGTAGTACATCAATTGTTGTGGCTCCAACCAATATTAGTTCATCTAACAGTTCATCTATTACATCTTCTGGTGTATCTTATATTGGTAATCCAGACCCAATCTTCCAAAGAGCATCATCTTACGCTATATAAAAAAAAGAGGTAGGATTTCTCCTACCTCTTAATCTACTACACTTTACCTTTATCCAGCAAGTTTTTGGAAGTAGTCCATAGTATCATCATCATCAGTTTTATCTACTTCAGATGTTGGAGTATTATCGACAGGTTTTGTATCAACTGTAGCATCAGCTACAGGTTCATCTTCCATCTTTTCAGCAACATTACCAACAGTAACAGAACCAGAAAGAACAGTATTAAGACGAGTCTTTAGTTCTTCATAAGACTTGAAGTTGGTTGATGCAGAATATTCTGCAAGACCATACTGTGTTTTCCATACTTCTTCAATCTGAGCATCATTATCAAAAATTGCAGATGGTTTTTCAAACTCAGATGAATCATAGTTCCAGTAACCAGCAACCTTACGAATTTTAAGTTTAAAGTTTGCACCTTCCCAAAAATCAAATGGGTTTACTGGTGATTCATCTTCAAACTCTGGTTGCATCGAAGCCATAATCTTATCAAAGATTTTCTTGCCGTAACGGAACAAGAATACTTTACCTTCATTCTCTGGATGTTTGCTGTCACTGACAACATATATGTTAGAGAAATATTGTAATTTTCTTTTCTGTTTACGAGCGATTTCTTTGTCAGATTCAATACCTGTATTCCAATATGCACTATTCATTTCTGAAACAGGATCTTTCTGTCCAATAGTAGTGAGAGAGTTCTCAATATACCATTGACCAGTAGGGCCTTGAAATGCATGGTTGTATACTTTAGCCCAAGGCATATCTTCACCTTCGACAGCTGGCAAGAAACGAATTACTGCATAACCATTACCAGACTTGTCTAGTTCAGGTTTCCATAATCTATCGTCTTTGTAAGACTTTTTTTCTTGAGGTGCGTTTTGCTTTTGTACTTCGCCAAGTAATTTATCTAGAGAATTGCTTCTCTTTAATTGATCTAATGACATTTAAGTCTCCTTATGTTAACGTATGTTTTTGTATAAATCATCGTATGTTAAATCTGTTCCAACCTTATAAAACTTTGCATCAGGAAATTCCTTTTGTAATATTTTAAATTGGTTATCCCAGTTAATCGTGTTAAGTCCACGACTTTCCTCAGGCAGATAATTCTTACTGCCCTTGTATATGTTATTTAGGTTTTCAGAATAACTACTACCATCAAACCCTAACATATACACTTCCTCTGCACCAGCCTTGCAAGCAAGATATAGTGCAGTATTTCCAGCAGACCACCCTCTAGGGTAATCTATCTTCATTACTTGGTCGTCTTTATCAACCCAAGTGATGTATAGTCCAATATCCTTTTCCATCTTCTGTCTTAAATCCTTTTCAACTAAATTTGGATTCTGTGACATTGCATCTAGGATATTGCTTTCAACTAGTTCTCTTGTTTTACCTTGAACTACACAATCTGTTTTAGACAGTCTTGCAGTTTCAAATATTATACCATCACTATCAGCCCAAGCCATTTTCATTAAATCTGCATCAAAGTTTGGTAAAACATTCCAATCAGTAAACCAACATTTATTTTTAAAAGCATACCCTGATTCGTATACTTCCTGTTGCATATTATAGTCTACTGAAACCAAATTGTCAAGAGTAAAATCACGATAAATTGCATTACAACCCCAAGTAGTAAATCCACTAGGATTGACAGGGCCCGATAGTTGAGCTCTTGACTCTCCGTTTCCATAGACTATGTGTCTATTCATACCTTAATGCTTTCCATGATGTAGGAAACAAGTTTTTTGCAAGGTCATCAATCAACCAAGAAATTTCTCTTGTTTCTGCTTGTGTGTCATCTTTACATCTAAGATTGCATACACGAGCAAATGCCATCAATGTACCACTCCAATACCATTCAGTCATCATATTTTGTGGTAGAATCATTCTTGCCATCTCAGGCGCCACATCTAATTTTAAAAGGTCATTGTAAGTATTTACTGCAAGTTCCATTGTAGAAGAAACATCATAGTCAATAGTTTCATCAGACGAACCTTGTTTTTTATTCTCGGCCTTTAATCGCCAAACTTTTGGAACATAAAACTCTGGTTCAGAATCAACATAACGCCTACTTACTTCATTCCACACTAAACCTACTTGATGTTTTACTAATTGTCTTGCAACAAATATTGGAGCTTTAATTCTGAACTGCATAGATGCATGTCCAAAAGGACTCCAATGATTATGTTTTGCAAGATACTTAATAAGTTTCTTATCACCTTCATTCAGTAAACCTTCTGGTTGACCATTCTCTGGTGTTTTTAGTGCTAACCACTTAGACTCTTTAGAAAACGATACTCTGGCAGCATTAACGACTGTTAAGTCACTGCCCATTGAATCAATTAGGTCTACGATCATTATTAGTTCTCTCTTGGTGGCGTGGACGAGTATTATTGTTACTAGGTCTGCGGCCGGGGCGATAACCTTTAGGCCACTCTGGAACACGACTTGCAAGTTTTTTACATCGTTCTGTCAGTTGTGCATTTTCCCTTTGCAATTCTGCACACTCATACTCCAATTGTTTAATTCTGTCTTTAGACTGTGTGTCAGGTTTTTTTATCTGCATACCTTCTAAGACCCCAAAAGCATTTTTAACTTCACCATTCATTACCATATCTCCTTATATTGGTAGTTGTGCTGATTTTTCGACTAAAAAATTTAAATCTCTTGCATTTGCCTCAATCTTTTCTTTGAGTCCTTTAGTAAGTAATCGTGCAACAGATTCGGGTTCTAACTCATTTTTTTGACAATACCAAACAACAGCATCCATGTGAGTTATCTTTTTTTCCAAAGCAACTTTTTCAATTTCTAAGGAAAATATTTTTGGTGTTTGCAATAACATCTTAGGTTTATCTTTAGATTCTTGCATTGTGTGTCCTTTTGTGATTATTGATTATGGAGCTGGTGATAGGAATCGAACCTACGACCTGATGCTTACAAGGCAGCTGCTCTACCAACTGAGCTACACCAGCATTAATTTTTAGCATTGGTCTGATAAAATAACACCAGCCATATTTTTTTCTTCCCACTCTGCAATGGTTTCAACTAGTAAAGGTAGATATTCTTTTTTATCTTTTACAAACTCTTGAACTTCACCATCTTGTGTAACAACGAGAATACAGATTTGGTTTATCTCAATTCCTGTGCGTTCTTCAAACATTTCTGCGTATGCAGCTGTTTGAATATAATATGATTCGTTATATTCATCTTTGCGTGGATTAGTAGATGTCTTAAAATCAATAATAGATAATACACCATCAAATTCAGCAATACAATCAACTCTGCCTGCAACTCTATACTTGTCACTATAAAGTCCTGCTTCTTGAGAGTAGATATTGTCAACACGATCTAAAACATTTTCACGCAACTGTGTAAAGAGTGCATGTGGTAAAAAGTTTTTAGTATGATTTTGCATGTCTTGATTGTTTAAATAATCTTCGCACATGTGATGAACAGCAGTACCACGAGCAGCAGCTGTTCGTGAGATGTAGTTTGCTACATCATTACCAACACGCTTACGCCATGCGTTCAGACCTTGCTTATTGCGTATAGAGAGGACTGTAGTGATTGAGGGGTACTCGTTACCCTCTGGTGTTTCATATAAACGAGTTCCGTCTTTGTTGGTTGCTTTTATCTCAACTAACGATATTGGTTTGTGTGTATGTTGCATTGTAGTTTCCTGCCATAATATTAAGTAATAATTATAACATAGCTATATGTTATTGTCAAGGGGTAAAGGTTTAATTATTCAATGCCCATTCCTAGTTTGGTCTTTTGAATAAGATAGTTACGAACAAATCCTGAGCGAACAATATCTCCAATATTAAATTCTGTACAATCGAACTCGTTCATGTTTTGTAAAATCTGTAGGAAATCCATAAGTCCATTTTTCTCATTAAGCTTAGTCAAGTCAGATTGTCCAAAATCTCCACAGAAGAAAATCTTAGAATTTTGACCTACTCTGGTAATGATGGTGTCCAATTCGTGGAAGTTTAGATTCTGACATTCATCAACAATAATGATACTATTGTCAAAGGTCAGACCTCTAAGAAATGATGTTGATAAAAAGAAAAAACTTCCCTGTGATTTCAAGCGTTCATACAACATACTAAATGCTTGTTCGTTTGGTTGTTCAAACATAAATTGCATCATGTTAGAATATGGTACTTGATAGAGTGCAGCTTTATCTTCTTCATCGCCCGGCAAGAAACCAATCTCTCTTGTAGGAATAAGTGAACGCACCACGATAACTCTATCGAATGGTGTTTCGGGATTTAACACTTGTTTCAATGCAAGGTATAATGAAATGAAAGTTTTTCCTGTTCCAGCACAACCAAATAGAAATTGATTCTTATCTTTTTTCCAAGACTCAAATACATTTTTTTGACTGTCGGTTACAGGTTTAATTGTAGTCAGTTGACTGAAGGTTATATCTTTTTTATTTGCCATTACCAATCCTTTTTAAAAAGAGAGTGTGATATGCTATGGTCAATATTATTTCGCACAACATACCACACAAGGTGTATGAAAACTGAAATTAGTTTATCTTGTTATTCATACAAAACTATTTAGTTACTTTACAAGTTCATTATTCTTATATTCTTTGGAAATATTATTTAAATCGTGTGACTTTCCAATACTTTTTACTTTGTGTTTTTTAAGAACAGCATTAGTTTTAGATGTTTTTATATCTTTATTTGTACCAAATTGGTCAGCTAATGGTGAATTGGGGTGTGCGGCAGATATCCTTGCCATGTTTTCTTTGAATCCATCATCAGTCTTAAAACTTCTTCCTGCGATACCACTAACAAGTGCTGGAGCTGTATTAACTATAGTTTTAAATGTAGGGTGTTCTTCTAAAAAAGATTCTAATTCAGACCAAGAACAAAATGTTTCAGACATCTCATCAGTTTCAGTATTAAGAAGTGTGTATGTCGGCATTTTTAAGTTTTTCCTTTAAATCATTATTTTCTTCAATCAATTCTGTTATTCGCTCAAGTGCTGTATAATAAGATTTTGTTAGTGCTTGCATATCCATTTCTATAGATTTTGACATTGTAGTATTGTAATATTTTCCTGTTATTTCTTTATAATCGACAACTTTATCTTTACCATCTGTGCCTAAGATTTGCCTCCTAAGCAAACGATCATATACTAAGTTGTCGTCCTGTACCATTCTGGTATCTCCCTACCTTTCCAAGTTGCAAAACCTTTTTTCTCTCTTATGTAGTACTTTCTATAAGCAAGAATTGGATTCCCTGCCATCTTACAATCATCAGGCATACATTGAGGCATTGGTGTTCCTTTCTTAAAAGGAATATTCAATGGTGGATTTTTAAGTAACTCTGATGGTTTAGTTGAACCATGCACTTTACCATAACGAGTTGTATACTCTGCTAGTGTTGCTTTGTAGAGTTTATACATTTGTAAATAGTTTTCAACAGACTCACGAACCCATATTGCAGATGGGTGATTAATGTGAGAAGCTTTGTATAAAACATTTTCTCGTTCATCAGACAATCGCCATCTTTTAATATTTCTATTATTTATAGTTTTACCTAAATACAATTCTCCGTCAAGTACTCTGTGTGCAGTTGACATTAGTTGTGCATACTCAATAGGCATTTTGACTACATGTTTATCTATGTGCATCTCTGCACATATTACAGGGTCTTTGTGTAAGTGGAATATATTCATATTATATTATTTTCCCAATATTCAAGTGCCAGTTTAGGTTCTAAACAACAAGCTTCACTTTCAATCGCTTTTTCATTACGAGCATATTGTTTCACATGAACCATTTCGTGACAAATTGTTAAAACCATATCTTTTAAATTAAGTTTCTTATCTATTTCAATATAAAATTCACGATTGTTATCACCAATCATACAATAACCTGTTGCATCATCTAGTATGTTTGTTAGTTCAACATTAATCTCTAATGTCCTAAGGCGAGGTAATAGTTTTTTAATTGTATAGTTGATAACTGAATCGCAAAGCTTTCTTTGATATTTGTAACCACCAGAAATTTCAACAGTATTCATATTAAAACTTTCTCATTTCTCTTTTTAATTAAATGACCCAACTGACGAGAGAGAAATGAGAGAGAGAGTGTCAGTTGGGTCAAAACCTTTAATATCTTTTGTTCAAAAAATATACAGAAAATGCAATCATTATTGTGCCAATAGCTCCATAAATCATCATTTTATCAAGTGGCATTGCATCTTCCATACAACTACCACCACAATCAGAACCAGCTACACCAAGAATTAGTAAAAAACCAAAAGCACCGATACAACCTACAATAATATTTTTAAACATACTTTAGACCTATATTTTCTTATTTTGTACAACTATAGTAACACAGGTAAAATGGAAAGTCAATGGATTTTGCAATTTAATTTAAGACCTTAAATATTGAATCATTATTTGTGCAAGAGTTTTAAACCATTCTTCATCGTTACCTCTGGTGGTTTCTGCTGCAACTCCGATTCTAACTCCAGAGGTTTCAATAAAACCGCGAGTGTCGTTAGGAACACCATTTTTATTTACAGTAATACCTTTTTCTTCTAGTAAATCTGCAAATTCACGACCACTATACTTTTCTTTATTCAAGTTAATAGTAAACATATGAGATTGTGTTCCACCAGATACTATTTCTACATCAGCAGCTATGAATGTTTTTGCCATCATGTTTGCATTAGCTATTACTCGTTCAGTATATAAATGAAAGTCTGGTTGTAATGCTTCGTAGAAACATTGTGCTTTAGCGGCAATGATGTGCATCAGAGGCCCACCTTGAGTGCCGGGAAATACTGCACTATTAAGTTTATTACTATATTCTTTATCGTTCCACAAAATCATACCACCACGAGGGCCTCGTAAAGTTTTGTGTGTAGTTGTTGTTACAACATCTGCATAAGGAAATGGATTAGGATATGATTTACCAGCAATGAGTCCAGAGTAGTGACTGATATCTGCAAGTAAGATTGCACCTACCGAGTCTGCCATTTTTCTGAATCGTTTCCAATCAATCACTCGACTATATGCACTTGCTCCTGCAATAATCATTTTAGGACTATGTTTTAATACTAGTCTTTCTGCTTCATCATAATCAATAATTCCATTATCATCAACACCATAATTCTTGATAACGAACCACTTACCACTTATATTAACATTCGCACCATGTGATAAGTGTCCACCACTAGATAAGTCCATACTGACAATTAAGTCGTTTGGTTTCAAGAATGCTTTGAATACTGCAAGGTTTGCATTTGCACCACTATGTGGTTGAACATTTGCAAAGCTACAATCAAATAGTTTAGTTGCATATTCAATTGCAAGTTCTTCTACCTTGTCAACTTCATCACAACCATTGTAGTATCTTTTGCCGGGCAAACCTTCTGCATACTTGTTGGTTAAGATACTACCACACAATGACATTATCTCTGGACTAGTGAAGTTTTCACTTGCGATTAGTTCAACAGTGTTGTCTTGACGAGCAGTTTCATCAAATACTATTTTTTTGATTCGGGGATCAAACACGTTTACTCCCAGCATTAATGCTTCTAATTTAGTCATGGCCATTAGCAGAACGAGAACCTTGTGGATATACTTCTGGAGCAGGAACTACAAAGTTTTCATCCCAACCAAATGCTTCTTGAACTACTTTTGAAGATAAGCCTTTGTAGACTTGATGTAGTTTTTTATCCTTTGCATGAACCAAAAGTTTTGCTTCACTTTCGTGTAACGACTCTAGTAACTGAAAGAACATGCTTTCTTTTTGTACTTGACGAGTTTTGGGGTCAGCACCTTTAATGAAATGCCATAGTTTTTTTGATTCCATTGAAAGCACTGTATGTTCTGTACCTTCTGGTGCATCATTAGGTGTATAAGGAACTTCACCTTCTGGGAATACCCATTCTAATTTAGGATCAAATCCAGATTTCAAAAACATTCTTAATGAATCAGTATTATGTTTTTGAAGGAGTTGAACCTTCTGTGCTTTAGTTTTTGCTTTTGCTACTTTTTCAAGTATTTCTGAAAAGAGCGGTGTGTATACTTCTACAGGGTTAGCCATGTTTAAAATTCTCCAATTGTTTCAGTAAGATTTTTCAATCTAGATTGTATAAAATAATTTAATAGTTTACTTCGATTGCCACAGGGAGCATTGTCAAAAACTTCATTAATTTCAGTTTCCAACTCAGATGGAATCTTATCAAGACTGATAAGAGTTTCATTCCTTTGGTAATTTCTTTTAACTTCATCAGGTAAATCATCAATATTTGCATTCAACCAGCTTTCAATCTTTTTCTTTGTTAAAGGTTTTTGTCTTAATCCATCTACAAAAGTGTTATCAGGTGATAGAACATTAGGCACTCCATCACTAGTGTCGCCTTTAAGTATGTGTTCCTTTATATAGGTATCTGGATTATATCCATTTACATACTTCTTGAGAATGGGTGAAAATTGATTTACATCAGAATATTTTTGTAACTGAATAAAGTCTTTATCTCCAGAAACAATCATAATTGGTTCTTTCTTGTTTTTCACAAGAGTAGCAATAATGTCATCAGCTTCTGCACCATAAACTTCAAGGTACTTATATGGTAAGTTATCTTTGAACTCTGCTTTAATTTTATTCAGAACTTCAAAGATTGCATCCCAATCCAAGTCAGATTTTTCTCTACCTTTCCTACGACTTGCTTTGTAGTTAGGAAAGAAGTCACGCCTCCAATAATGTTTGGAATCATAAGCAAGTACAACCTCACCATATTCCTCAGTAAATTGAGTGCGATACATACGAACCGAATTGAGAATCATGTGTCTTACAATGTTCTCATCTGGTTCTTTAGATTTAGTCATATTCAAATGCATCATTAGACTAGCTACTGTGATTTGATTCATATCAATAATTATCATAATTTATAATGTGCGTTAAAGCTCATGCTCCTTCTTTCACCATCAGAATAAAATGGATAAACAGTATGTTTTAACCAAGATGGGAATATTAACATCATTCCAACTTTTGGAACAAATTTAAGATTGTCACTTCTAAAGTCTGATTTTTCACCATACATAAATTCAATCAGACCTGTTGCTGGATAGTGATCTTTAAATTCTTTATCATTTTCTTTATGCATATCTTTTGGTATCTTTAGATAGATAACACCAGAAAAGTTACCACTGTGTGTATGCCATGGATTGTATTCGTGTTTATACTGACTTACAATCCAACTCTGTGCAAGATGAATGTTATCAATGGTGGGTTGTTTACCCTTTGAAATCTTAGACCAACCATACGCACGATTGACAACTTCCATGTGTTTAAGATATCCTAGACAGCCTTCTTTGATTGTGTCTGACAAATACTTAGTTTCTTCTTTATCATAAGCAGGAATTTTTATTTCTTTTGATACCTTACCAACAAGGTTTTCAGAAAAATCAAATTTCTTAGAAAGACTTTCATCACCTAATACTGCATCTCCTGCAAGATTAACTAATGAAGTAAATTTTTCTGATAATTTAAATTCCAAAATTGTAGGACTAAAATTTTCCCATACAATGGGATCACTCGATAGGTTGTTCATAACTTTCTTCCATAACATCTAACATGTCATCTAGCATGTCTTTATCTATTGATATGATACCATCTTTGGCTATCATAAGATTATCAATGAATACACTCATAGTGTGTCCATAATCAAACTTCCTATAAAGCATAGATTTTACCACCTCATTTATATATCCAATTTCTTTTAAAAACTCAGGTGAAGTTAAATCAAAACCTTCTTCATTAAATTTGTGTATCAATGGAATTATAAGTTGACTTGTAATGCCATCAATCACTTCTATGTCATTTGCAATTTTCTTACTTTCATCATACAAATTAGACATTTCTTCTTTGTCTAGCCATGGGCCTTTTACTACATTGTTCTTTATTTTTTTGTTACTACTGGGCCCTTCGGTGTTATCGTTTTCCATTTGACTCGTCCTTCTTGATGTTCTCCATAACGATCATCACACCAATCGCCTGTTTTAAGATAAGCATTACAATGACGAATGTAACCTTCTATGTCAGCAACTTTTGCGATTGCACCAGAAACACCTTTCCTGACACTGCTTTTTTCTTCGTTTAAAATACTTTTTTGAGTTTTAATCCAAGACTTAACTTTACTAGGATGTAAAAAGTGATCTTCTGGTAGTCCTAATAAAGAACTATGGACAGAAGAATTTACAGCTGGTTTTCTTGCAGCACGAGCTAATGCAAGTCGTTCAATAGCCGCAGACCTTTGTTCTGGGGTCAAGGGCTTGCGTTTTTTACGAGGTTTACTTGGTTTCCAATCTTTGTGATTAGGTAAACTTTCTTTAACTTTTTTAGTCATTTTCAATTACTTCCATAATATAAATTAAATACATTTAACCTTTTGTAACTCTTTTTCGCCAGTTTCGGGATTGACTTTAATTTTAATAAAACCCTGTTCTTCTAAAATATTTAATAGTTTTTCAGTTACAGGTTCAGTAGCAGAACTTCTTCCCCACAGATAAGTGCCAAAACAAGCTACAAGTGAAATGATTGTTGCGGTATATGTGTCAATCATGGATACACCTCCTCGATATATTCTTTTGCATATTCAACAGCAAAAGACATTTGAAATGTTTTCTTGACATCATTAAGAATTTCATCAACAGACTTTTTTCCTAAATTATCATTAACAAACTCTTGAATGTCCAAAGATATTTCATTCATTTTGCTCATTATTCTCTCCTTTTATTATCTTATGTATACATAATAACACAACAAAAGTATAAAGTCAAGAGGTTTTCTTATCTAACTTTAAATTATTTAGGAAATATTCCATGTATAAATCTTCATTTAGTATAGAATATCCATTAAAATCTCCGTAAGTTTTGATGTGAGTATACACTCGTTTATAGGAATATTTTTCATACATTTCTGTCCACCAAGAAATGGGTTTTCGTGTACAGTGTGCATTCTCACCATTGGGTAGGATTGCTATTGCTGGTGAAGTTGCAATTGCAAGGAATACAAACTTATCAGCTCTTTTGGTAATCATATTAATTGTTTCTGGGATTTGTTCTTCGGGAATGTGTTCTAATACATCAGTAGAGATGATACCATCAAAAGGGCCATCTGGTAAGGTTTCAAACTCTGGTACTGCTGGGTCATACAGAGTTGGCATGATACCCATATCTTTGTGGTGTTTCCATTTAGAATACTGTTGACCTTTACCACAACCAAAGTCTAATAGAGTTTCTGGTTTCATATCTTTTATCAAATCTAAAATATGTTGTAGTTGCGGTTTAAGATTGTTGCCGGGATAATTGGTATTTTGGTCTGCGTGAAATTGTTTATACTGATCTATCCAATCATTGTTGTCCATTATGTATCCTCAAATGTTCTTGTAACATCTTTGAGCTTCCTATTCTAACATTGATAATACCATTATAGTATTCATCAGTTTCTAGAACCCTTCTGTCAAATTGTTCTTTTGCTTCTAAGTAACTTAATATTCCTCTACTTGAACAATAATGTAAAATTTCTCTGGTAAATTTATCTTCACCAAACGATATAACATCAGCGTTCAAGTGTTCAGAAGAACCCCAATAATCTCTCCAATCACTTTCTTTTGTTGAGCGTCTTTTATTTGTTCTGCCTTTAAGTGGTGGTCTAGTAACTTTAAACCTTGCGAGTTTCTTACCAATATACTTTCTGTTGTTAGCAAGATTAGTTATGAGATAAACAAATCCCTCGCAATCATCTGGTAGTTGTTCTACTATCTTTCCTTGATGTGTCCACTTTGTTGGAATTGTCATCAATTCCATTGCTTTTTTCATTATCACATTTCCCAAATATAGAATCCCAATTCTTATCAAATTGTTCTCTACTATTTATGGGTCTTTGCATACTACCTTTTCCACCATAATCTCTACCAGATGTCATTCTCATCATCCTCTACTTCTTCTATAAATTCAAATGTTTCGTCAAGTTCATATCCACAAAATGAACAAAAAGTTACTTTGTATAGTCGGGGCTCCATGTTGTGTTTTATATGGTATTCTGCTTCACAAGATTCACACACGATAAGTTTCACAACTGTTTTACCCCTATGTTACAGGAATTTAAAAATTCTATTCCATCAGTTTTTCTGTAAACTTCTCTATAATATACATTCTTTATTCCAGAACCATAGATTAACTTTGAACAACTCATACATGGTGCATGTGTTATATATATGTCAGAATCTAAACCACTTTCTATTGACCTAGCAAGTTTACTTATCGCATTAGCTTCAGCATGTATTACTTCTGGTTTTGTAATTTCTGCTGGAAATCCTATATCATGTTGTGGAAAGCTTACTTCACAAGCATTATCCCAACCCGAAGGTGTACCATTATACCCAATAGAAATGATACGATTATCTTTTACAATAATCGCACCTACTTTTAATTTATTGGCTGTAGATAACTCGGCAAAGGTTTCTGCGGTAATCATGTAAGCGTTTTGCCATTTGTTCATTAAGCGGCACACCCCTGACCATCTAAACCACAAACTTCACCTTCTGGAGTATTTTCTACCCAACCCCAATCACCTTCCATACCATTTACAGAATATTCAGTAACCCTTTTTTCAAAGAAGTTGTCGTGTGATGCACCATTCAATACCCAATCTAACCATGGCATTGGATTGTCTTTTACTTTAAATTTAGGTTTCATACCCAATTGTAATAGTCTACGATCAGCAATATGACGAATGTATTGTTTGACATCTTTTTCAGTAATACCTTCTTGGTCGTGACCACTAAATGCTAACTTAATAAATTTATCTTCTAGTTTAACAGCGTTAGTTGCCATTTCATAAACTTTAGACTTCAACTCATCATTTACAATGCGTGGGTGTTCTTCTACAAACTCACGAAACAACTTAGCATTACCTTGAACATGCATAGTTTCATCACGAATAGACCACTCAACAATAGTACCCATACCTTTCATCTTACCGAAACGCTGGAAGTTTAGTAACATAACGAACGATGCAAATAAGGACATACCTTCATTAAATACTGATTGAGCTAAAATGAGAGCAAGACCTGTATGTGAATTAATGCTACCTTCTTTCATAAAGTCTAACTTGTCAGACATCTCAGAATACTCAAGGAATGTATGAAACTCCTCATCTGGTAATCCTAAAGTGTCATTTAACAAAGCATATGCACGTTGATGAACACCCTCACGATTAGCGAATGATGCAAGCATATTGCGAATCTCATTGTTCTTAAATTTTGGAATCATTAGTTCGTGATAATTGTCACCAACCTGTACATCAGATTGTGTGAACAAACGAAGAATTTGAGTCACAAAATCTTTTTCATTTTCAGTTAATTTTGTTTTCCAATCTTGTACATCTTCAGATAGTTCTGCTTCATCTTCTACCCAATGAATTTCTTCATGTTTTTTTGTTAGTTCAACAGCCCATGGATAGTGAAATGGACGATAACTCTTTGATGTGTCTAATAATGACATGTGTTCTCCTATTTTAGTTTTATTTGTAACCATTACAACACAAAAATTAACCAGAGCAAGCTACGCATTCATCATCGTCATCATTGCTCTGTTCTATTGGTTTATTTAAAAATTCCATCAATTCTGCATATCCACCAACATATTCACCATCAATATATACTTGTGGTACAGATTTTACATCTTTACGACCTGTTACTTCTGCCGCAGTTTTGCCTATTTCTTTTAAATCAATTTTATCAAATGGAATACCTCGTAATTTTAGTTCTTCCATAGCCATAGAACAGAATGGACAATCTATTTTTGAATAAACAATACTACGCATATCACCTTGAAGTGCAACTCTTTCTACTTTCTCAGATACATTTTCAGCACGCTGTTTTGCTTCTGTACGAAGATAATACAAACCTTTTAGTCCTTCTTTCCACGCACGAAGGTGTACTTGATTTACATAAGATTTAGGCGCACCAGCTGGGAAAAACAGATTGACAGACTGACCTTGACAGATATACTTCTGTCGATCAGCTGCGTGTTGTACTACCCAATTTTGATCTAACTCATCAGCAGTTTTGAAAACAGATTTTTCTCCTTCAGTGAGAAATGGTAGATGTTGTACAGAACCTTTCTTAGTGATAATAGAAGTCCAATTTACATCGTTGTTTTCATCTTTCTGTGTCAATAATGATTCGAGGTATTTATTCTTTACTAAAAATGACCCTGCTCTTGTGCGATGTGTATATGCATTAGCCTTTAATGGTTCAATAGACGGACTAGTCGCAAGTATTACACCACTTGATGCATTGGGTGCGACAGCAAGAAGATGTGAATTTCTTCTGCCTGAATCTGGGCCATCTGGATATGCACCACGTTCTAATGCTAAACGCTCTGTTTCTTCAACAGCTTGAGTCTTGATGTAATTAAATACAACATCATTAATCTCTTTTGCTTTATCAGATTCCCACGCAACACCATGTTTTTGTAAAAGACTATGAAACCCCATAGCACCTAGTCCGATTGACCTTTCTCTACTCGCACTAAACTTAGCACGTTCAATTGTATCTGGAGCATTCTCAATAAAATAATTCAAAACATTATCAAGCATACGAACCAAATCAGCAACAATCGGAGTATCTTTCCAATCATCATAGTATTCAAGATTTAGTGATGACAGACAACAAACAGCTGTGCGTTCTGCACTAGTCGGTAAGTGAATCTCATTACATAAATTAGACCCATTGATTTTTAAACCTAAGTCTTTTAGTGGTTGTGGTAAATCACGATTAGCAGTATCAATAAAGTTTAAATAGGGTTCACCTGTTCTGAACCTTATTTCAAGTATTCTTTCCCAAAGTTTTCTTGCATTTACTGTTTCTTTAACACTACCATCTTTAGGGTCGCGTAAGTTAAAGCCTATTCCCTCAGTAATTGCGTTCATAAACTCATCAGTAACATTGATAGCATTATGTAAGTTAAGTGCTTTTCGTTGCACATCACCTGTGGGAATACGCATATTTAAGAACTCAATAATATCAGGGTGAGATATATCAATATATGCCGCATACGAACCCTTGCGTGTCTTACCTTGACGATATGCAATCATATCAGCGTCTACTGTGTGTAAGAAAGGCATTGGGCCAGGCGCTATGTCTGATACTGTACGAACATCAGACCAATGACCACCAACACCACCACCATAAACTGATAACCAACGCAACTCAGATGTATGACTAATAAGACCTTCTAAAGTATCAGGAACATACGATAAGAAACAAGATATCGGTTGTCCTTTACCTTTTTTAGATCCATTGGGTGCGTTTGATAATACTGGACTAGCAAACATAAACCATTTATTAGAAACATAATTATATAATCGTTGTGCTAGATTCTCATCTAACTCACCTTCATAAGTTGACCATGCAATAGACGCTCTTTTAAATGCCTCTTGTGGTGATGTTTCGTATTCTGTTAAGTAAAAATCTTTTAACATTCCTATAGCATAGGATTCTAGTAATTTGTCTTTTTCTTTATCTAATCTTACTGACATGTCAATCCCCTTTGAATACAATTATCGGGCATTTCGTCTTCTCCATTGTGTAAACTTTATCTTGGCCATGTTGCCTTGATAAGTATTATTGTTAATGATTGTCTGGACTTCATCTTTAGTCAGTCCAGATAATATCATATCGTTTATGTCTTTTTCTTTTAAATCATCAGGCCATAACACTACATTATATCCCGAATAAATGGTCTTTTCTATTTGTTTTAATATTTCAACATTTCGTCTTTCATTATCAAAGATAATAGTTGTATTCTCTACGGGCAAATTACTAAAGTCAGCACCACCGACAGCAACACAGTTGTCCAAAAACATAGAGTCAATGGGCCCTTCGGTTACTTGTATTGGTTTGGTGGTATCCAGCCTGTTGAGGCCGTAGATTTTATCTTTGTCTGGGTCAAGAGTAATAGTAATATACTTAGGTATTTCATTTCCAAACGCTCTCCCTTGAAACGCAAACATTTTATTATTTTCATCAAAGAATGGAATTACCAATCTTGGGTGATCCCCATCTACAGATGAAAATTTATTAGGTATAATACTATTGACCCAAGTGTAAAACTTTGGAGCCAAAAATAACTCATAATGAACCTTAGAAGGAATTTGTCTATTCATCACAAATTTCTTAACAGGGTGGTCATGTCTTAATGACGATACCTTTTTAAGAATTTTTAGTGGTGATGAACCCTTCATAAATTTAGGTTGAGTAAATTTACCGATATCTGGAACTTCTGGTTCATTTGTTTTATATCGTTCCATTATATAGTCATTGTGTAATTTAGGGTCTATGTGCTTCAACAGATTGTTGAAAGATGCTCCAATTCCACAATTATGACATTTATATATAAGATTCAATTCTTTACGAAACACGAACCCACGAGCTTTAGATTGACTTTTTTGAGAGTCACCACAATAAGGACAACGAAAATTATACAGATGATCGCCTGTCTTTTTAAAACGCTGTAATTGTGATGAGAGTATCATCAGATATTTTTGTTCGATATACATGGTGTAATTATAACTCAAATAGTGGAGAAAGTCAACCCCAGATAGGCATTTTTTGCAGAATAAATCCGAATACTATAGAACCACCGATAATCAGCCAACGCCACTTTTCAAGAATACCAACTCGTGAGTTTAGGTCATCTCTAAGCATTTGTTGATTGATTGCATCTTGTTTACTATGTTCTGACATTATATCAGTAAGTTCTTTGTAATTTGTAGTAATACGAGAATGTAGTTCTCTAATGTCTGTTGTAAATTCTAAATTGGCACGATTAGCAACTTCTTCTTGATTTGCTATTCTTTCTTCGTGTACAGCCAACATACGATTGACACAACTAGATACGTCAGTAATCTTTTCAATCGCAACATCAAGTCGTGAAAAGATTACCTTTATATCTGACACTTCTTTTTTGAGAATTGCTACTTCTGTCGTGATGTCATTACTCATCTTTTCTACCTTTAAAGTCTTATTTAGTATACTATGTATTTACGATATTGTCAATAGGTTTATATATTGTTATTAATTCATCTTTACCCTTGACTTTAATCTTGTCTACCTCAATTGATGTAATATTCTCTAGTTGTATCATTGTGTGACTCGAATATAGAGTAGGACAGTTTTTAAACTCTCCTCTCCCTGCTGTTGCTTCTAATCGTGCCGCAAGATTAACTGCATCACCAATAACTGAAAAGTCAAAACGAGTGGAACTACCCATATTACCAACAATTGCTGTACCTGTGTTTACACCTGTACCAACATTAATGTCGGGAAGGCCTCTTTCTTTATATAATACTTTCAGTTCTTTTGTCTTTGCTTCAATCTCTATTGCACTTTTGACTGCCATCTCAGCATGATTCTCCATATCAATCGGTGCATTGAATACTGCCATGATACAATCACCCATAAACTTATCAATCATAGCTCCGTTGTTTAGTAAGATTTTAGTCATGTGATCTAAAAACTCATTGACTAATTCAACTAATCCTTCTGGGTCATCTTTGTTCTTATAGTATTCTGATATAGGTGTGAAACCTATAATGTCCATAAAGAGAAAACTCATCTCTTTGCGTTCACCACCAAGTTTCAATGCCTCTGGATTTTTCTGTAAAGCAGCAACCTGTCTTGGGTCAAGGTAATGTTCAAACTGTTTCTTAATCTGTTGTCGTAATCTAAATTCTTCCATGAACCGCAGAAATGCAGCTACAGACCAAACGACAAACATAGTTAATACAGGATACGACCAATCAACCAGATAACTATATTCTGTAAATAAGTGTAAACTACCATAATAAGTTCCTGCAAGAAATACTGGTAATAGTATTGCACCAAAGTACCAACTTAGTGTAAGCACGACTACTGTCAGTACTAGTGATAACACTAAAGACACTGAAAGCTCTGCTAAATCAGTCCAGAAGGGTCTTGTGATGTTCCTTCCTGTCATCATGGTTGTCACAGAGGCAGCGATCAAATCGTGACTTTGAATGACTCCTACTGGGGTTGCAACTGGATTATCTATACCAGATGCAGTTGGTGAAAGAATAACAATCTTTCCTACGAATGAATCATTGTCTGTTAATTTGTTTAGTGCATAGGTTTTTGTTTTCCATTTGAAATCAATCCAAATAGCACCATTCGCATCAGTCAGTATCTTTTTGTATTTTGGTATGCGTAATGCTTCCACACCACCCTCACCAGTTTTCATCTGATAACTAATATCTCCAGCAGCTGTTCTTAGTATCTCCATAGACAGAGATGGATACAGTTGTCCATCTATTTGAATCACCAAAGGCATCCTACGAACCACACCATCATTCTCTGGAGCAATAAGCATCATACCAACACCTATTGCAGATTTTGAAAATGGTTCTATGGGGCCGACTGCACCACTATAATTGTATATCCATTGTTGCCAAGGCATACCTATCGCGGCAACACCTCTGGGTACAGGATTTCCTTTAGTTTGATTTGCTGGGATTTGTCCTATGATGGTTGGAGTTTTTCTTAACATCTCATCAAATTGTGCATCACCACCTAATCTATCTTTGTCTGCAAACAATATGGGTAATACAACAATTGCAGCACCCCTGCGATATAGATTTTCAATATCCCCTGCAAGTTTATCTCTTGCCCAAGGCCATTGACCATATTCTCTTACAGAATCATTATCTATTTCTACTGTCACAATCTTGTCTGTGATTGTTTCTTGTTGGGATCTTTGATGTTGGTCTAGTGCTTTTAATCTTACCATTTCCAAAAACCAAACATCAGAAAAACGAATACCACAAAAAAATAAAATTACTGACAAAGAGATGATCCACTTTTTCATTTTAATTTCCTTGTGTCAAGGATACACCACAACCACCAGATGTTTGACAGGTCTGTGTAATAGAGTAAGCCTGTGCTGTACTTCCTTGTTGTGTTAATGATAAATCAGTATGATACGAACCATACAGATTAACAGTAGCAGTATGCCCCCCATCACCACTTTGCATAACTTCTTGTGATCCACCATCTGTTCTTATGTTCATTCTCAAGTCCTTATTTCCATTTCCTTTCTGTGTAAGAAATGTACTGTTATTATCACCTCCATAATAATATATTTGTGCATAGTGGTCAGCATTAGCTGTTCCTGTTTCTTGTCCTATTTTTATACTATTACTATTTGCATGTACATCAAGGTTAACTATATGACCACCATATTCAGAGTTGGGTGTAGAACCAGAACAAGTTGTGTCTGTGCTACTAGAAAATGTAGCACCTTGACAAACATGAAGCTGGTTATTATTGCCCGGCATATGAAACCCTATTCTGTTGGAGTCTGAACCTGTGGTATTATACTGTTCAAATTTAAGAGTGTTATTTGTACCATCTATATCACCACCCCAAACTTTACCAGAACCAAAATAAGATACCCAACTAATTGTATTATTATTTCCTACTTGATTAAAATCAAGTGTGTTATCATCGTGAGCCATAGACAAGTTGACATCATTGTTGTTGCCATCTTGATTGATGCTTATCGTTGTATCATCACTGGTAGTAATCTGTTCTATGAACACACTGTTTTCAGCGTATACAATACTACTCAGACTGATAGATAATAATAGTGTTGTCAGTTTCGTCATCTGATGTTATCTCTGGTACTGGGATACCCTGTTGTGTTAAATTAATTCTGTATCCCCAATCTGCATTTAATTTTAAGTGAATATTACTACTTCCAACTGCACGAATTATTTCAAGTCGAGAACCATCACGAATCGTATTGACTTGAGTTGCTTTGTTGAAGCCGCTTGTTCTGCCATCTACCATTTCACTTTGAGCGGTTAGTGCGATTAATTGGTCTAGTACATTCATTAGTAAATCAACATCTAAAGGATTGATATCTAGTTCAGTAAAAACCAATTCATCTTCGTCTAATTTATTTTTGTCTAATTCTCTAAATTCTAAAAAATCTATGTCTAATAAATTTATTGTAATTTTAGAACTTTTAATTATTTTTAAAAGTTTTTCTTTGGGTGGTTTAATAATTAATAAGTTGTTAATTTGGTCTAGGGTTAAATCAAGTATAACTGGCTTTGATGGAGTGGATTCACCATTTATAACTAATGTGGATTCAAATGCTTGGGTGAGAAAAACCTGTCCTGCATCACTTTCTACTGATATCTTACCAACTGTTCCATCTGCATTGGGAAGTAGAATGACAAGAGATTTTCCAACCTCATCAACAGTCATACTGAAAGCAGTTCCAAGAACACCTATTCGTGCTGTTGGAGTGCGAATATCAACATTCTGTGCATTTAGTTTTGCAATGTTACCACTTGCATATCTAACTGTTCCTAATGCGACATTCATTACAAGTTTAGACCCTGTTTTAGAATTTGGGTCATATACAAAATCATCTATTACTAATGAACTGTGTGGACTTATTGCTACATTTGTATTGTCAACAAATTTTATTCCAACATCACCATTACCTGTACGGACATTATCTTTGTATTCAATAGCAGAGTTTTCTTTTAAAACAAGTTTATTTTTTGCCCTTTCTATCGAAGCATTTCCTTTTTGTTTTACTACATTACCAATAGTTTCTGCCAACACCATGTTGACAGAAAACAAAAAGACAAAGCTAATCGTCCATAGTAACTGTAACATTATGGCCAGACCCCACAGTTGTCATATTAACAGTGCCATCATGAGCACCACCTTGTGTGATACTAAATGTACTAGATGCACCTGTATGATGTAGGGTTGTGTCTTGATCGGCAGCACCAGTGTGTGTCGAAGTTACTGTGTTGCTACTACCAATTAGAGTGACACTTGTTACTTTTTTGTCATCACCTATCATTGATGCAGTACTATTTTCATTAATAGTAACAGTATTACTATCTCCTGTTGCAACCAAATCAATATTTGCATCATCAACCGATGCAGAATTACCCACATTAACAGTAGTTGTGTTTGAACTTCCAGTAATTGTTTGAATGATACTGTTATTATCAGATGCCGAACTTGATCCAACTGAAAGAGTAGATGTGTTACTATTTCCTGTTTGGTTAAGAGTAACTTCTTGTGTATCACCCACAACAGATGCAGCAATAGTATTGTTGCTACCAACTTGGTCAATATCTAAAGTCTGGGCATCTCCTGTCAAAGTAACTGCTGTTGTTGAGTCACCAAATTTGTTCGTTTGGCCATCTTGATTAACATTAGCAGTAAGGTTTGCACCAGACTGTGTGATGTAAACATCACTCGCATAACTCACACTCATCATAACAAAATAAGCGAGAACTGTAAGTATGCTAATTTTCATTTTCTTTCTCCTATTTTAGTTTCCACAATCCATTTTCTATTCCCCTTTCAATTACTTGGTTTACTCCATGTTCTATTGCTTTACGAATCGCATAAGTTGTTGATTCATTTTCAGTTGTTCCAGCTTCAATTTCAATCAACTCAGTACCCATATCTAAAAACTTGAACACATTCATACCAACTTTAGTACTTAATATAGTTTTTTGCGAACTTACCGCAAGTAATACTTCACCAGTTTGTACAGATATTAATCGTAATGAAACCGATACTATATCTCTACGATATTGGTCACGAATACCTATACCCAAATATCTCGAACCAACACCACCTGTTTCTATGTTGGTGTCGTAACCGATGATACCACCACTTATGAGAACACCAGCAAACAATAAAGGTTTAACTTGTTCTGCCTTTTCTCCATCATAAGTTGTTCTTGTGTTTCTAATAATTTGTCTTTCTTTTAAAAGATAATCCAAATCCATTCTTTCAACAACAGTAAACCATTTACCATTGCCCGCACCTTTAAGTGCTTGAACTAATAATGAGGCAGCTCCCTGTGTGACTGCTGTACTTAATGATGCAAGGCTATCACTTGGTTTTCTTTGTCCTGTTTGGTCATTAAATTTGTAAACAGCAATCTCAACCTTCCTTTCGGGGGGTCGATAATTTTGTAACTTGTTCATCATTGGTGCAGTTGTAGGTTGTTCAAATACTTCGTATGTTGTACAACCACCTAAACTAAAAAGTGAAATCACCAATAGGAACTGTAATAACTGTTTGACTTCCATTTGCATCCAATATTGTTAATGCTACATTGTCTGTATCTTTGACATAACTGATTGTAGTACCCTCAAATGTGACTGTTCCATTTTGATTTGAATTTTCTCCAAACATACTATCCACAAGTTGTTTCGACAGTTGAGCATAAATTCTTGATTCTACATTCTTTATAAATTTTGACTGATTAGTATTTGCTAAATCTCTTTCTGCTTCTCTAACCGCAGCTTCTTCTTTTTCTTTAATTGCTTTCTTACGAGAATGTTCTTGGTTTTCAACTGTAAGAACATGAGAACTATAACCCACTCCACTAAAAGAAGGAGATACCCATTGGTGTGTTAAATCACCAGCCATACCAATCTTTGAAATTGACATAAACAACAAGATTATATTGACTACAATTAAAAACTTTATAAAAGAGTTCATTTATTTTTTTCTCTCTGGCTGAATAAAATTAGGGTGGTCTTTTACTAATTCATCTTTTGTAAATGACTCAGCTAATTTAGACCAACAACATTCTTTAGTTACTTTCTTTTTTTCTTTTTTAACATATGGTGGTTCTCCATACAGTGAAAACATCTTTTTTATTTTATCAAATAATTTCATTTTTTTTTATTTTCCTTCAATTACATTTTTCGCAATGGCACTTTTCACAAATAATTGTGCCGGGCCTTTTTGATAAGTCGCCATCTATACATTTAGTACAGACATCTTTACAATGTGAAGGACAACCACATTTACTACAAATTACATCTATCATTTTTATCTCCTTTCACTTATTTTTGCGTAGTTTTTCTACTTCCATTTTTTCTTTAATTTCGTCTTGCATTTTATCTTTTTCTCTATACTCTAAAACAACATTCACTTTTTGTTGTAATCGTATCATATCATTATCTAACATACGATTTTGATCTATACATTTTATCAGAGCCATGTGCATTGCATCTAACTCTGGTTGAATATTATCACTGATAAATGCCCATATGTAATATATAAAATATCCCATACCGATAGCCATGATAACTGGAAACCCAAACTCAGCAATAAGTGTTCCTATATCAAGACCATTATCAACAAGTTCCATTAATCTCTCCTCACATCAAGCTTACCATCTTCTTTGAAGTTTTCAGCACGAGCGATACGATTAATATCGGGTGTTACTCCTAAAGCAGAACTAACTAATAAGTCTATTTTTATTAACTCATTACATCCTACTCTTGCACGATCTTCTAACATTTTACAGAAATGTGTTAGAGTTTTTATTTGGTCAATTATACCTTCAAGTATTTGTTTTAATACTGTAAATATAAAAAATCCCATAACTACTGCAACAGCAATTGGAACTCCCACCTCAGAAACTAAAGTAAATATATCCATAACTTAAACCTTTATTACTATTTATAAAGATTTATGAGTGTAGTGTCTGTGAGATAGAGAGAGAGGGGGAAACTACATAATAAAGACTATTTGTTTCTATTATGTAGTTATTTGTGATAATTACTTAATTTTAGCGTTTAATTTACGATGGCCGTTCCATGCAACGAATCCACCTAGTCTTAATGCCCAATATGCGAGATAGTTCATAAACTTAAATCCATTGTTTTCTATGTTTATATCTCTGAAGATTACATCAGATTCTTTTTGTGTAAGCTTATCGCTAGCACCTTTTGATTTTTTCTTTAATGATTCATATTTATATGCATAGTCGTGAACTAATCCACCCATCAATAGAACTCCTGTTGGAGATAACCATGTATGTAAGAACTTAGGAATAGATGCACCATCAAATTGAAAGCCTTTAGGTATTACATATTGAACTCCATTAATCTTAAATACAAAGTCCTTTGCAATTATCCAATTACGACTTCCTGTAATCCACATCCATATTGCACCCCAAAACCCTTTACCCTTTGTTGCAATAGCAATAGGTGTCATGTATGGCATTTCTTTATATTCAAATCCTATTCTTTTACCTGTTTCTTTTCCATCAAATAAATTAATAATTCTACCAATAATGATTAAAATACCAACAAGTGTAAACTGCCACCATGTAATTGCTTGATCTAAAATAAAGTCTGTAAATTCAATCTGTGTCATTTGTCCTTTTCCTCTATTGCGGTTGGTGCTACAGCACCCTCATAGTAAACAATGATTTGTTTTTGTTGTTCTATATAACGCCTTAATTCTGAAAAATTTAAACTTAAATTCTCATAGTCTTTTACAGACAAAGCAATATATGCATCAGCACCATTCTTTTTTTCAAAATCTAATATAAATTTATCATAGTTTAACTTTGAAACTACATAAATTTTTACATCATTAAGTTGTACTTTCTTTGGGTGTGTTGCAATTGGAACAGTTGTTTTAACAGTATTAGTTACTGTTACTACTTTCGATTCCGGCAGATACCTGCTCATCATGCTGCACCCCGACAGTATTGTCAGTGAGAGCAGTAAGATCAACCCATAACTTATTTGTCGCATTTTGCATCCTCTTTTCAATCAGCCCTGGCTTTTTATTTGCTAAGTGGGTCAGATTATGTTTTTGTAGTGTAGATCGGAGTTCATCTCCATATTTTTCTGCTTGTTGTAAATCTTTTTGTAATTTAGAATTTAGTTTTTCATTCATAAATGCACTTTCTTCAAGGGTCTTAACACTTGCTTCACTAATTTGTACAGCAACTTCTAATTTTGCATTGTTTTCACGCAATGTTGCTATAGTTGATTGTGTTGTGTCATAGTAATACTTAGCACTCAAACCAGCTGCACCGATGATTCCAACTAAAATAATTATTGCATATAATTTTATCATAAGTTTTTCTTAATCCATCTATATCCAGCATATGCACCAAGTAGAATAATAATTGTTCCAATACCATCAACCCATGATGTATTATTAATTGCTTCTACTAGGTCTGCTGTAATCCAATCCATTATTCAGACTTCCAAATTGTATATAGTCCATAAATGATCGCAGCGTAACCAGCAAGTGTGGTTGGTAAAATTATCATTACAACACCAGTTGCAATCAACACAACACCATCTAATGTAGTTCTTTCAAAACATCTATCTTTTATCCAACCAAACATATTATTCTCCTTTTGCTTTACCCATTTCCATTTCCAGAACTTTGTCCATTACCATTCTGTCCATTTCCAGAACTTTGTCCATTACCATTCTGTCCATTACCATTCTGTCCATTTTGTGATTGATCTGTCTGTTGATTTTCTCCGTTACCATTACGTTTACCAACAAAATATGGATATGCATATACTTGTTTAAATTTAGATTTTACTGGAACACAGACCATTAGTTTTCTATCAAACTTATATCCAGCCGGACACTTAAAACCATGTACATCTTCTTTCTGCATTTGTTTGGTTTTCTTTTTCATCTTTTCGATGTACGCACGATAAACACCAGCCTCTGCGGTCTTACCCATTTCTTTTGCTCTTTGTTCCATTGCAACTGCAGCTTGCACCTTATGTGCATGTGTTTTACTAGAGTTATCTATTTTACTTACACTACTCTTTGCATCTTTAACAGTTGCAAACTTCAATCCCTGTATTGTTCCTTTTGGGTTTTCGTCTGTGTATAAGTCAGAATGTTTATCACTTCCTGCTGGTTGTCCTTTTTTTCTAGGTATTCTGGGTTCTTCTTTAAACTGTTCAAAACTTAACTTTGGCCCAGATGTCTGGAAGTTCTTTTTTCTCATTACTGTCTTTGCAACGAGTTCCAATTCTCCACGCTTTAGGTTTAGTACAAAAGGCATGTTGATATTAGTTTTCATATCATTGATTACTGCTTCAGCATCAGGCCCTAATTTTGCAATCTTCTTACCATACTTTTTGTAAGACTGTTTAAATAACCTCGTTAGTTCTGCTGAAGTGATTTGTTTAACATTTCTTGAGTCATTAACTCTATCTAAAAAATGTCTTGTGAACTCGACATCAATGCCTAGAGATGCAAATATTTTGTCTGCATATTTTTCTATTTGATCTAGGTCTGATTTTTTGACTTCTTTTTCATCTGCTGCATTTAAATCCCCCATAGGATACATTTTATCTAATGCAGGCCCAAAAGAATTTTCATCAAGATATGTTAAAAATGTTTTCATAAGAAAACTATCTCATTTTTACCATTTTCATTACCGCAGAAGCTGCCGCCATGAATTGTTTTTTATTACCATTAATCATTTTGGTAAGTTTTGCTTTATTGTCAGCATTAACTTTATCCATAACTTGAACAAGTGCATTTGCAGTAAATAAATCTACTTTCATAGAACCATCTTTAAACTTAATACTTTTATTCTGTTTTCTTTTGACAATATCTTTAAGAACATCTAGATTATCTTCTACAAGAAATGATTCACGATTAAACTCACTGATTGATTCTTGAACCTTTTCTGCAAATTTAGACTTTTTAGCTTCTCTTTTTAGTCTTGCAGCTTCTAATTTTGCTTTATGTTGTTTATACGATTTGGTTCTGGCGTCAAAAAGTGATTTCTTTTTCTTCTTTTTAATCATTCCAGTAGGATTCATATCAACACCACTACCTTCTCCACCAAAATTAGTTGGTGCATCTTCATCTATTGCTAGTCCAGTATAAGCACTAACTTCTTTCCATTTAGCTGTCATCTTTTAAATCCTCTAAACTTACATATATTTTTTCTTGACTTTTAAGGTGAACTACAGGAAAAATCTCAACACCCAAAATTGTATCTACAGGAGCTTCATCATCAAAGACAGTGATCTTATCACCTTTCTTTGCAGACAATTCTTCTTCTTCACTATTTAGTATATCATTAACTAGAACATAGTTTCCTTTAGGTAAAACATCACCAAAGCCAATTACATTTTCGTTGATACTATTATCTAACTCCACACCTTCTTCTTTAAGGAACTTCATAAATTCCTTTTCAAACATGTCGGGGTCATCTACTGATTCTTTAAATGTATCTTTCAGTAGAAATAGTGCTGCGGCGTAAGTACCAACCTTTGTTCTAAGGCCAGGCACTTTAGCAAAAATCTTTTTAATGTTAAAAACTAATTTGTGCAAAATTGTATATGCACTTTTTTGTTCTGTTGTTGCAAGTTCTATTGCTGGTTGTGTTGATTTAGGTTTCTTAACTCGATTACCATCAGCATCAATAATACCAAGCTTAAACGCATCTGTTTTATTAAACGGAGTCGTAAGCAACTTTAAAAATCTATAGGTAACAAATAAATCTATCGCCCTACCCATTACAGTTCCTTCAATGTTTTACAGACAAATACATCTGTTTCTATATGTTCTAATTCATCTTCCCTAAGAATATTTAGGAACAATAAAAATGCTTTCATTGCAGGCCAATACTGATCTTGTATTTTAAATAACAAGAGAGTTGCACAAGCATCTGCACCAAAAACATTATTTAAGACAATAATATGATTTAATAACAATCTTTCTTTCAAGATTCCTGTATCATAATATTTTCTTAAAAGTCGTTTTATATACTTAAACCTTTTAAGGTCATCTTCAAATTCTTTTTCACCCATACAATGTGGATTGTCATAATGTTTTATAGCGTACATGATAACATTATCGGGTGTTATCCTTTCATACATCAACCAATACTGGCGTAAACTTTACATGATTGATTTTTTGGCATCATTTCATATTCAATTTTTAAGCTTAAGCCGCCTTCAACAACATGGGAAATACCATCATCATTAACAAATTCATCGTAAGGAGTATTTTCATCTTTACCGAACCTACCACCAAATCGTGATAGTGGCAAGTCAAATTTACCACCTTGTCCTTCCATAGTTGGAACTGCACCAAACTCTAGACCAATTTTGTTCAAAGAACCTCTAAGTCTATGTATTGCATGTTCTGGCATAAGATATTCCATATTGCCTATCTGTCCAACAATTGCATTTATTCTTTTACGAACAGCAGGGTTTGCAAGATCACTAGGATTATTTGCAATATCACCACCTAAGTTTTTTGGATTTTCTCCAACAGGGCCTGTGGGAAAACCACTATCCTCTGTTACGAACTTTGTGAAAGATTTCATTCTTTTTTCCTTTTCCTATCATTCTAAAGTAAAAAGGGAGAGAGATAAACTCCCTCTCCCTATTACTATTTAGTCCATTAAGACCTAAGACTTATCCAGTTAAGGATTAGTCTTGTGCGACCTCAGCAACACCTGTATCTGCGGCAGCAGCATGAGATGAAAGTAAGAACCATGAAGTTCCTATCCATACACACATTACTGTGTCACCAACAGTTGTCCAATCAATGTCAACGAAACCAGTTGCATCAGTTGGTGTCATTTCTGAAGTACCACCATCTACATCGTGAACTATGATTTTAAGTTGACCATTTACTGTACCATCAGCAAGAGTTGTTGCAACAGAACCAGTAGTCTGCAATGTAGTAATTGCAGTGGTAGCGTTTGCTGCAGTTACAGAGTTATCAGCCATATCTTGAATTGAGTTAGAGAACCCAATAAAAGTAGGTAGGTTGTTAACAAAGTTAGAAACAGAAATTTTCTTGTTAATAGGTGTGCCTGTAGGATCATCTACAACATGAAGTAAATCTGCACTTGCGATACCTGTGCTCAAATCTGTTAGAGCGGTTATTTTCTTATCAGCCATTTTAATAGTCTCCTTTGACTAGCTTTATATTAACCCACTAAGAACAGGGTTGTCCTTTTGTGTGGGAATGTTACTGTCGGCATTGTTTCCGACATCACCTGAGTCATCAGAACTAAGTTCATTTGGCTCATCATCATTAAATTCTTCTAGGAAGTTCAAACATTGTTGTTTTGCACCATTTAGTGCATTCATCAATGCGATTGAATCTACCTTTTGTTTTTCTAGTTCTTGTAGTTGTTTATTTACTTTTTGTATATCGCTATCAAGAACAGTCAATCTATTTTCAATCTTAGATTTTTCTAACATAACATATCCATTCTATAGTAAAAATATTAGCGACCACCGAAGTGGTCACTAGTATCAGTTATTACTGGTCACCAAAATCAGGAACAGTAGCACTTCCAACAAATCCAGACACAGCATATACTGTTGTAGAAACACCAGTAAGTGTGACTTCAAATGTTTCTGGTAATCTAATACCCAAAACTGAATTTGAGCTGTTATTAGAAAACACAACTGCGTTAGTGTTACCATCACTGTCAAAGTGTGTTAAACTACCTTTGTAAAACTCACTGTTATCAGTTTCAAGAGGCTGAATGACAATATCATGTCCATCAGCAGCAGTATGTTGAAATTGAAATCTAAATACCAAACCAGCTTTTGGTGTTGGTAATTTATAGATTCTATCTCCAGAAATATTAGCAAATGTTAATGTTCTGTGAGCGTGTAATGCTTCAGTTAGGGTTGTAGCTTCATCTGGTAATACTACAACACTATTATTAGCGTTTGAGAAATCACCAAGTGTTTCTTTTTTGTTTAGTGGTGTTCCGCTTGGGTTATCAATGATATGCAGCAAGTCTTCTCTTGCAGCTGCAGTACCCAAAGATGTTAGAGCGGTTACTTTTAAGTCGGCCATTAGGCTTCTCCTTTATTTAATTGGGTTATGCAATAGTCGGTGCTGTTTCAGATGAAACAAAACCAGATAAGTGCCATTCAGTTGCAGATACTCCAGTACATACTACAGTAAAGTTCTGTGGTGTTATAAGTGTAAGCAAATCATCAGCAGAGTTGTCAGAAACAACAACTGAATATGCGTTACCATTAGTATCAGCAAACAAAAGACTACCACTAAAGAATCCATCTCCAGCAGGTTGAATTGCAGTATTTTGAGCATCGGCAGCAGCGCCACCATAAGTAAATGTTAATACCAAACCAGCTTTTGGTGTAGGTAATGTAATAACAGAACTTGATGTTTGGTCTGGTATAATACTCATTCTTCCACCATGAACTGCTTCAGTTAGAGTAAGAGCTCCAACTGAGAGTGTTACAGGTGCAGCAAGTGCATTTAATACTTCGCCTACAGTTACTTTTTTATTAATCGGTGTTCCAGTTGGATCATCAATTATGTGTAGTACATCTTCTAGTGCAGTTCCAGCAGCAGCTGAAGTCATAGAAGTTATTTTTAAATCGGCCATTAGGCTTCTCCTTTAATTTTTATTAATCAGCTATTAGTCGCCTATTGTAGGCGCTGTTGCAGAAGCTACAAACCCAGACAATTGCCATGTGGTTGCAGAAATTCCTACACAATTTACAGTATAGTTTTGTGGGTTAATTATAGTAAGCAATTCATTTGAATCGTTATCAGAAAATACAGCAGCACTAGTATCATTATCAATATCAAGATGATATACACCACCTAGAAAGAAAAGTGAATTTCCAGTTCCAGCTGATATTGCTGTGTTAACTGTATCTGCGGCTATTCCACCATAAGTAAATTGAAAACTCATTCCAATTTTTGGTGTAGGTAGCGTAAGTATTGTTGCACCAGATTGATCTGGAACAATTAACATTCTTCCAGCATGGGTTGCTTCAGTTAGTGCTTGTGTTCCAGCACTTAGTTTTACTGGTGCGTGTAACGCATTTATCATCTCACCAACAGTTACTTTTTTGTTTGCTGGTGTTCCGCTTGGATCATCAATCACATGAAGTAAATCTGCTCTTGATGTTGCAGCTGCTAAAGACGTTAGACCAGTTATTTTTAAATCGGCCATAAAGCTTCTCCTTTTATATAAACCCCTTTATTGGGGAATACTACTGTGAGAAATCAGACGAATCCTATCTCACATCACTTGTGTCTAAACTAAAGACCCATTATGATTTGTTTAATGGGGGAGAAACTCCCCCACCTTTGTTCTATTTATGATGCAGCGACATCAACACCTCTTAGGATGTTTGCTGAACCAGATGTAGTACCAGATTCCAAGAATGTAGCAATATCACTTAGTGAATTTTCTACAACATATGGATCGGTATTGAGATCATCACCTTCCTCGTTTCTACCATCGCTGTTGTTTGAAGCTGCATTACCAGATTCTTGAACAAGTCTGAATACATCACCTTGTCCTCCAGCTACTCCATTTAAGTTTTCAGTACCAACTTCAAGTTCAAGTGCGACACTATCGTCTGCGCCAGTTCTTGTAATAGTTTTAATGTCTGAACGACTATTAAACAATGGCCCTGCGACTGTAAAGTTAACTGAGTCAGATATGATTTCATCACCACCATTTGTAGATGCAAGTAAAACTATGTTGTTTGCAACTGTGATTGGTTCACTAACTGTAACACTTGTTTGTGAAGCGACAGCAGTAATTGTTAATGTGTTGTTTGTTGAAATTGCTGTGTTTCCATCTGCATCAGTAATTGAAGCAGCAGGAGCACTACCAGCACCATTAACTGTTATAACTTGACCTACAGCAAGTGTTGCACCAGCGACTGCATCAACAACAAGAGTTGTTGATTGTGTCAATGCACCATTTACTGTCAATGTTGCAGCTGCACTTCCGTCTGCAATCAAACTGTCACCAGCAGTTCCAGCTGCAGCAGTTCCACTTTCTAGACGTATACCTATTGCAGACTTTCCATCTTCTTCTTCAAGATTTGCACTTCCGTCAAAGTTTATACCTGTAATGATACCTGTTTCACCAACACCCTCACCATTGAAAGCAAGGAAACCAGCAGCAGCATTAGTCTGTGCAGTTCCTCTGAATGTTATTTGGTTAGTTCCAGAACCTTCGTAATACATACAAGCAACTGTACTATCTTCTACCATGTCTGTTTTACCAACTCTTGATAGCAAGATATATGCTTTGTTTGTTATTGTTTGGTTTGCAGACCATGCGGCAGATGTAATATCTACTGCTTCATCAAAGGTTACTGTAATGTCAAACAATCCAGTGTCAGCTATTGTTGCATCTGTCCAATCAATACCGATGATAGAGGCAGAACCCATAAATTCTGCAATGTTTTTGACACAAACCAGAACTTCTGGTTGTGCATTTGGATTATCGTTACCAGAAGCTGCAAGGCCTGGGGATAATCCCCAACCGCCAGCGACTGCGATACAATGTTCTCTTGCACCAGTTGAACCAGCTGCATTACTATCTACTGGTAAAAATTTTGGTTTGTCTTCGGCGGCAGTTGTTGTTCCCCATAGACTCATCTTCTTTCTCCTTATTCAAATAGAATATATATTGTAACTATTTATAATTATTTGAAACCTAATCGTTTCAAATCTGTTATTGTTTTAGAAACACTAGTGTGGTGTATTCCTATACCACCCTTTGCTTCCCATTCTTTAATATTTTTTATATAATCATCAATAAGGACATTTGGTTTACCATTAGTCATGGCATAAAGTTGTTTTTGTTTTCGTTTTACCAAATGTATTTTGCTTCTTGGGAATTTAACATTCTTCGATAGCCACTTCAATTTACCATTTTGGGAACTAGGATCATTACTACTATAAGCAGAGAGAATATGTGCATCATATTTTGAAATAAATCCATATAATCTCTTAGCACCAGACATCCAATCTAAGTCTGCCCAAAAATTCTTAGTGTTAGCGATAGCTTTCCATCTTTCAGGTTTATCTACTTCGGGAAATGGTTTTCCTAACACTTTTTCTGCACCTTTCATAAGTGCAACCAGTACTTCATCCATATCACAATAGATGGCTGGCAATTCGTCTTTACTTGCCTCCATCATTTGTTCTAAATTTTTCATTAATTAAATTTCCTATTTCTACCCATTTGTACCGCTATTATAACATTGTTTAGAAATAAAGTCAATTGTTAATCTTTCATTTCAGGTTCAATAGTAACTTTAGTTGTAGGTTTACCTGTCATAGTTTTATTTTCTTTTTTAGGTGCATCATGTGTGTAACCCATATCTTTCATTCGTAGATGGTCAGCCATAGTGGTTGCCTTAAAACCTTTGCCAGTCTTAGGGTCATACATCATGTGAGGTTTGAACTCATCTGCTTCTTTGATAAAAGGATTATGTCCTTCATCAACACTCCACATCTTGGCAAGTGCTTCACGCATGGTGTCATTTTTCTTATGCATTACACCAACTGTTTCATCCCAATCTTCTTGAGATTGGCCTGGAGTTACTTCTAATGTGTGTTTTGTGCGTTCTGGTGTTCCAAATTCATAGTTTTCTTTTTTGTAATCTTCTACTTTATATGTTTTACCAGAAACAACAAAAGTCTTTTCACCTTTTTCTTTTGCAGCATTAAGTGCGCCAGTAAACTTGTTACCTTCGTCCTTAGACATTGCTTTAGAAATTGCTTTGCGTCTTTTGTGTAAAAACTCGTCAGAATCATCTACATCACCATCATTGTCAATGTCCTTATCTTTACGATCATCAAACTTTTTCTTAGCAGCAGTTTTATTTACTGGGTCAAGTTTTTCATCTAAGTCTTCATTCTGTCGTTTAATAACAGCTGCAACTTTAGGGTCTTTAGACAATCCTTTTTTAATTTTTTCAATTGCACTCATAGCACCTGTCATATTACCACCAGCATATCTCTTATCTGATGCAATACCGATTGCCATCTTAATTTCTTTTGGTGAGAACTTTTCATCAAGTTCAACTTCTTCTTTTTTTGATTTTATTGATTTTAATTTTGACATTGCCTTGTTGAAAATGCTTGGTTCTTTACTTTTAACTTCTTTTTCTAACTTCTTACTGGCATCTATCTCTGCACTATTTGGTTTATAGTTTTTGTCCTTTTTGAATTTGGAAAGCAGTTTACCAACTATTTCTCCCACTTTAGCATCTAGTTTATAATTGCTGTTTCTATTAGCAACATCATATATCATCAAAGCAGGAAGCACCAACATAGCACCAGTGCCCCATAAAGCATAAAACAAGGGCCCGAAGTCTTCATCAAGGTCAACTTCTTCATTAACAAATTTCTTGAGATGAGATGGAATATCATCACTAATGGGGTCTTTACCACGCTTCTTACGATATACTAATTCTGCAGCAATCGCATCACCTTCATCACTAATATGGTCAAACTCAAAATCTGTTAGTCCTCTACCTTTTTCATTAGTTTTAGATTTCAACATTTTTTGAATTTGTGTTGATCTTTTCCTTAAAGCATTATCTGTTGCTCTTGCAATCTTACGAATATCTTTTTTAGTTCCATTAAATACTTCATCAAGTTCAACTTCTTCCATAAGGTGAGCATCAACTCCAGATGTATTTTTAAGTCCTTTCATCTGTGCAAACTTTTTTGCAGCATCATATGAACTTTTTGCTTTAATGACCTCTTTACCTTTTTTAACATGAACTACTGTGTATGATCTTTCCTCATCAAGTTCACTACTAACTGCGGCCTTAATTGCTTCCTCAAGGCTACCTGTTTTTGTATCAAAATATGCCATCTTTATTTCCCCTTTATAGCATTGAGTAAGCCAGTATATGACTTAGCGATTGTTGTTTGAAACTTCATTTTATCTTGAGGTTTCATTTTACTGTGTACATCTAATGCTTTCTGTGCGATTGCAGCTGGAACTTTCTTTTTATATCCATGTCCAATATCTGCAAATTCTACATCTTTCTTTCCATTCATATCAACAGACTTTTTAAGTTGCAAAATAATATTCTTTGCAGCTAGTGCTACATCTTTTGATGATGCATCGTCATCAACATCAGCAGGATCAATGAGTTCATTGATTGGTACTTCGATACCTTGAGTTCCTAAAATTCTTGAAATGCCACTTGCATAAGCTTTCATAGTATCAAGTTCAGTTTCTTCTTCTAAATTTACTTCTTCTTTATACATGTTAAGTTCATATCTTTTGTTATCAAGATTAGCAACTTGAACTTGGATTGCTTTCTTGCCATCTGTTCCAACTAAACGATAAGAGTTTGTCTTACCAGAAGATGGTTTCTTTGGCCCAGTAGCAACTTTTCTATCAATTTCTTTAGGGTCAACAGTGATACCAAACTTTTTCTTTGCAAAGGCATATGAGTGTTGCATTGCATCAGAGAATGATTTGTGATATAGTTCGTAACCAGTAGAAGACTTAGCTTCGTCAAGTTCAGCAGACTCTTTAAAAGATTGACCCATCAACTTATCAGCTGCTTTTTGACTTAAAGGTTTCTTCAGTGCGACTACCTTCAAAGTGTTCTTATTTTTAACTGACATAGGTGGACGTTCAGCAGAATTTTTAGACTGTTTTACTTGTTCTTCACTAGACGCCATTGAAACAACTTCGTTGCGGTTAGCGGTGTCAACAAGAACATGCGAAATCTTAATTGCTTCGTCAAGTTCGACTTCTTCTTTGACTGCTTTTTCTAATTCTTTTGCTTGGCCAGCGTGTGATTGACTTGCACCCTTTAACTTTTTGATTATCTCTTTAACTTTGGGTTCGTCTTCTGTATCTAAGTCTTCTTTCTTAGGTTTTTCTCCTCTTTCTTTCTTGGAGATTGCAATTGCAGCTTGTTGTGCAGGAGATACAGCTTCTTTAGTTTCACCCATTAGTGAATCGTGATTTTTGACTGCATATTCTTCAGCATCTTTTCTGTCTTTAAATAATTTTATTTCATTACCTTTTGTATCAAACACACAGAACATATCTGGATTGTTTTTACTTCTAGCAACATGATCTTTTGGATTCATTTGTTCATCAGCTTCTTCAACACTTTCTAATGCTTTTGCTCTTTTAGCACCACTGTAAAAATTCATTACATCTTTTATCTCTCTACCTATATCAGCACCTTTTTTTCCAGTAATAGTTATCATACTACCACTCACATCTACTGTATGACCTAATTTCTCTAAGTCTTTTTTTGCTTTCATCATATCAGACTTATTTCTTTTATCAAACTCTACACTTACTTTTTTCATTTCATCAAGTTCAACTTCTTCTGATACAGATGGAACTAAAAGATAATCTCTCATCTTGTTTATACTAGAGGATACAACTGCGAGTTTGTTTGTCCACCATGAAGGAAGGGAATCTTCTGGATTCATAGTTTGTAGTTTCTGTAAAATGTCTTGTGCATCTTCAATAGTAGTTTTGCACTGACGAACAGCAGATGCAACATCAGTATGTCCATCTTCGTTGATTTGTACATTTTCTTGTAAAGGAGCCCAAGTTGTTTTGCTTGGTTCCATTTTACTTGGATCAAACGATCTCGCTTTCTCCAATAACTCTGACATTCTGACTGTACTCATTTTTATTATCCCTTCATTAAATCTGTTACAGATTTTGCAGACCAAAACTTGCAAGACCAGTATCCTGCTGTAGTTTTATCTTTTTTCTGATCGCAATTGTGTCTAGCTCTAAATGATTTTCTTCTTTCTGGGTCATCTCGTTTGATTTCCATGTTTGGATCACCAAATTCTACTTTGACCACATTGCCTTTATCGTTTTTAACATAAACTTTGTATTTCTTAACATCGCCTTTTGTAGGATTATTAAGTTCTTTACCGCTATTCTTGTCTGTTTCTGTTATTTCACCCCAACTATTTAGGGATTCTGATTGGTTGACATCAAAGTCAGCCTTTAATTCTTTTGGTAGTTTACCCATAGCAACTAGTTTGTTAACATATGTCATCAAAGCTTTTGCATCTACTTTTGTATTATACTGTTTAACTGCCCTACCAGCAAGATGAGCATGTGTTTTTTGTGGTTCGTTTCTTACCAAATTTGCATAGGCTTTAACAAGAGCGTCATAGTGTTTTGGGTGAGTCATCTTGTAAATTTTATCAAATGCCATTTTACCTAAAGTTTTTTCATCTATGCAATCATCACAACAGGATTCTGCGGTTGTTTCTTCTGGAACACAATTAGGAACTTGTTTTCCACCTTTTGTTTTCATACCGACTTGCTTGAAACCATCCCAACAAGGATTTTCTTCGTTTGTTTTACTTTTGTCTTTTTCACCAAATGCACCACCAGTTCCTAGAACTTCATGTCCTTTTTGTTTCTTCTTTGGTATCATACCAAAATCTTCACCACGAACTTGTTTTGCAAGGTCAGCATCTGCTTTCCCCCAAGTTCCAGCAGATTTGGTAACAAAAGAATTAACTCTTGCAAATGCCCATTGTTGTGAAGTAGTGCCGGGCCGATGTCCTGTCTTGTATGCAGCCATTCCTCTGTCATATACTTTCTTTAGAATACCATACGGCATACCAGATTTCTTTGCTTTTGTTACAAGTCCTGCAATCTTTTCATCTAACTGATAAAATTCTAGTTCTTCATTTTTTGATAGATATGCAGCAATCGCCATTTCTTTGCGTTTTTCTTTAGACTTACCTTTAAACTGTGGAGAATCAGACTTCTCGAAATCTTTGATATAATCACCCATATCTGCGTCTTTACCAAGAACTTCATTTATTTTAGAAGTATCGGTTGCCATAAATGGGCCACGCTTTAATGCTTTAAATGATATATTAGTTTCATTACCAAAGATTTCTTTTGGATGAATAATATTAAATGTAACCATTTCAGTTGAGTTGTTAATTTTTACCAACTCCATGTCTATTTCTTTATATACTTTACCTTTAAATTTAAGACCATGTGCAGTTACAAGTTTCTGAACCTTACCACGAGAATTGACTGCTTGTTTTGCTCTTACTTCATCTATGGGTTTCTCACCGAACATCTGTTTGAACTTTTTGGTATGTTTAGATGGTTTAGTTGTTGCAGATGCATCGCCTGGCGCTGGCCCTGATTTCTTTTTATCAAAGTGTCTTGCACGAGCTTGTTTAGTAGACTTAGCCATGGTATCACCTTCAGTATCTTTTGCATAATACTTTGCTGGTTGAGTACCTTCTCTGTCTTTAATCTCTTTATCTTGTTTTACTTCATTTCTTAATCTTGGTTCTCTACGATTTTTAGATGGGTCTTCCATTTTCAAATTAGAGGGGTCGTTATTTAGAGGATTATTGTCTTTATGTCCTACATCTTTACCCTTTACTGCTTTGTCACCCATAAGTCTACGAGCTTTGTTTCTAGAAGAACGTCTTGCAATCTGTTCTGGTGTTCCTTGATAATTTTCGTATTCTTTTTTGTAATCTCGTTCTACAATATCGTGTAACCAAGTCTTATGTACTTTTCCATCTTCAGATACAAATGTCAAGTAGTTTGTGCCTTTATTAATAACTTTACCTTCGTGACCATGAGCTTCTACAATGTCACCCACATTCCAAAGTTTACCTGTAAGATACAAATCTCTGAGTGTTTCAAAGTCTGTCATCTCACCCATATCTCTTTCTTCACGAATACCTAAATTCTTGCGAACATCATTGTAAAGTTTTAGTGAATCTTTAAAGGTAGATGGAACACCAGTTTTGAATAAATCGAAATTACCATCAGCAGCTGCAGCTCGCATCTTAGATGCAGACATACCAGATACACCTTCTGAATCTGGGTCACGTTCTCCAGCAGATACAACTTTGATATCGTCAAAACCATAAAAACCATGTTTGGAATCTACACCATTGTAATTATTGAGTAGAGTGTTAAACTCTGTAACTCTGTCAGAACCAACAACCATTACAATAGAACGATGTCCTTTTTTATGTAACTCGACAGCTGCTTCCAGAGCAGTTCTTGATTTGCTTACAATGACATTGCTTTTATACTTTGGAAACATTTTCCTCATATATGCAATTTTTAGTGTGTGTGGTAGTGGATCTTTCTTAGCGTTTTGTGAATGTGATGGATACACATACATCATAGAACCAGCGTTCTTAGATTGTTGTTTTGCAAGTGCATCTATGAGTTTTTCGTGACCTGTTGTTGGTGGATTAAATCTACCAAAAGTGAATACAGCTGTATCACCACGAGCCTCTACGATATCTCTAAAATTTTTCATTTATCCCATGCCTTTATTGCGGTAAAGTTATTAAACGAGAACTCCATTCTGTCCACTAGTTTAACAGCACCACCACTAACCCTATCAATCGCAACATAACCCTCTGGGTTAGTTACTTTAAATCCATTTGCGGTCTTGATAAAAGTATTTGTCAATCCCTTTACACTATTTAGTTTTTTTACAATTTGCATTTTTGCATCAACCAAATAATTTTGAAATGTGATTATTTGTATTAAGTTGGTAGTGTGTTTCTTAACTTCTCTTACATATTCTTTCTGTGTATTCTTGTATTTATCTTTTCCTTTTACACTCTTTGCTTTATCAATTTGTTTCTGAATTGACATCTCAACCCATTTTTCATATCCTTTTGCATGAGCTTTGGGATTAGTAATCTTTTCTCCAGCACGAACCTTACTGTTATTGTATGTTTTGAGAGATGCACCAGCGATTGCACCTGTCATACTTTCCTGTAGATTAAGAAACTTCTTTAGTTGCATTGAGTTAATCTTTTTAAAAGTAGAACCAGTTGCAGAAAGTGCAGCTGTTACTGATTCTGTTTCTTTTGAGTTCATTGTAGCACTACCCGATACATCTTTGTAAGTTGCATCGTCCATCCATACTGATGTTGGTTTAGATAATCCTTTAATATTTGCACCAAATGATGCTTTCATATCCTGTAATGCTTTACCTGTGTATGTTGTATGCCATACAATACCAATCTTTGCTTTGTTAATCTGTTTGCCAATATCTGATGTGGGGTCTACAGCATATACGATTGTGTTAGGTTGAAATGTAATGAAAGACTTTCCATCAATTTTTTCATTACCTTTATCTTCTGATGTAAACATCAAGTCGCCTTGAAGTACATCTTTGATACCTAACTTGGAAAACTCTGCAAGTGCTATCTTGAACTTACTATTCAATGAACCAGATAGTCCATCTTCATCAATCTCTGCGTTTGTCTTATAGAGTTTTGGAGTTGCATTAAATACTGATTTCTTTGCAACAAAAAACTTACCATCTTCTGGGTCAATACCAGCGAATATCGCAGGCGCACCATCCCACTTGACAGTCATGTTGATTGAAGACCGAGCATTACCAGCAAGCATATCTCTTAATGAACGTAGGAAGTTGATTGCAGCTCTACCACCATCAACTCCATAGTTAATGATTTCATCTTC